ATTTGATTTTTTGACATCATCAAATATAGAAAGATTTGTGATTGTTCTATTTTTAGATGATGCATTAAATGGATATATTTTAAATACTTCCATTGGTATAGCCGTAAATGATCTATCTAAATTGGTACCACTTAAATCAAATGATACATCTTTAACATCTATAAATTGATCTCCTCTTGCAGGATATTTATATCCGATATTTATTGTCTTTTTAAAATCTTGACCAATTCCTTTACCATTTTTAATTGTAATTTCAACTTCTATTGGATCTGTATATATTTTAGAATATTGATCAGATAAATCAGGTTTAGGATTTGGATTTAAAAACCACCAATCAAAATCATGATCTATTACAAGTTTATTATTTTCTATTCTTGCATTAAATTTTGAAGGTGCTTTTTTAACTTGGAATTTCATTTCTTTATTAGTAGCATCTTCTGGGATTGTTTTCCCAACAAGGGCTTGAGGTTTTTCAACATCTTCCATAGTTGTAGTATAATCAACTATATCTTGTACAGGTACAAACTTCTTATTTACTACATAAGAACGTTCGAATCTATAGTCTTCGGTTTTACTTATACCATTTTTAATAGTAAATATCAATTTAGCTGTACCATCTTTAGAAAAGTTAAATATAAATCCTTCACCGTCTTGTGCAACGTTTGCAGTTATTCCATCATCAGATTGTATTTCATATCCAATCAATTTATTAGTAGCATTTGATGGATTTATACTCACTTTAAATTTCATATCTTTATTGGCTTCTATATAAGCCGGAGGTTCAATATTTATATTTTGAACAGGTATAAACTTTTCTGATACTTTAACAGAAAAATCTTTTATAAAATCGGCTTTAGATGAATATCCTTTCTTTATGATACATCTTAATCTGATTATACCTTCTTTTCTGCAACGGATATTATTTCCATTGAGAACAGCTTCTGTTGTACCTCTATCAAGTAATACCCATTGTACTTCTCTTCCAGCTGCTTCAGTTGGCACAATTGTACAAGTCAACTTAACATCAGTATCTATTTCCATTTCTGTAATTAAATTTTGAATCTCAGTTACAGCAAAATACGGTTTCACAGTTACTGTATGTGAAACCGTTTTAGTATAACCTCTTCCATTATAAGTAGCACTAACTATTGTTTCACCTAATCCGAATACTTTAATTTTACCATTTTTATCTATAGAAGATATATTTGGATTTGATACAGTATAAATCAATCTATCTCTTTCAGCATCATCTGGTAATACTTTGAATTGATATTCGTCATCCAGTCTTAATTCAGCTGGAGGCGTTTGGAATGTTATTGTAGCTATTTCAGCAAATACATTTACAGTACAAACATTAGATTCCAATGGATCAGCATATTGTGTTTTTATTCTACATTTGTATTTGAATGTTCCTATTGTATCATTTGGAACATCGTATGTGAATTTATTTGCTCCAGCTATTTCTGAAAATGCTCCACCTATACTTATTAACCATTGATATGTTATAGGCAGATCTCTATCTGATACAGCAAAAGAACTCAATGTAATTTGAGTTTGTCCTTTTATTATATCAATATTTTCTTGTAATTCTCCAATAAAAGATACTCTATCTTTTCTTGCATATATAGAAAATACTTTTACAAATACTTCTTCTGTATCATTCATTATAGCAGCTTTTATTTTTATATCTCCTTCTGAAGATGCTACTAATATATTTTCATTTATATTAGCATTACCACTAATAACACTCCATGTGATATGTTGATTAGTAGCATTTGATGGTTCTATGATAGCTTGTTTCAAATCAAAACGTTCACTTACGAATATTTTATCCGGAATATTCCTTATATTTGTAACTGGAATATTTTCTATCTCTTCATCTTTAGGAGATACTTTTACATATGCATCTTTACTTCTATAAACAAGTACAACCGGTGAATTAGATGGATAAGGTTGAGACATTGTAAATTTAACTACACCATTATCCCTGTTACTAAATAATACTTGTGGAGTATGAACAGGTATTATTGATCCATCTCCAACTCTGATTCCCCAGTGTGATGGATCTTCGGATATAAAAAATTCAACTGATGATTTTTGTAATGGGAATGGTATTGTAACTTGTACTTCATTCGTCAAACCATTTTCCATATTATTATTTCCATTATCAGAAGTAAATCCAAAATGACCGGACATCATATTTGGTTCAAAAGGTCGTTTCTCCAATCTCTCATTAGTATGAATATACGCAGTATCAGATCTAAATACTAAGAAGCATGGAGAGTTAGAAGGATATCTTTTATTAAGAGTAAATTGGACTATACAATTTGATTTATTTGTAAATATCACTTCTGGGTTAGAAACGGGGATAGTTTCACCATCCCCAGTTAATATAGCCCAATCATCTGATCCATTAGATACTTCAACGTCTATATCGTGATTTTGAATATCAAACGAAATAACGATAAGACATTTGTCAGTTGTACCATTGATATCTGATAACTCTCCAGTAGTATCTATAGTATATCCATAGAAACCAGATTTCTTATTTATTTCCATAGACTTTCATCCTTTCTCTAATCTTGACTTATATTTATATATGCTTTATTTGTCAAGAACATAAGTTGACACGGTGAGTTAGAAGGATAGAATTCATCCATCTTAAATTGTATTACTACATTAGATGTTGTCTTAGATACAATCTTAAATTCATTAACAGTCATTATTCTACCATCACCAACTCTAATTCCGTATGATGTTATATCTGTAGATAATTCTACATTATAATCTTCATCTCTACGTATTGCAAATGGAAGAGTTATCCACGCATATTGAACAGCACCATTACTATCTTGACTATTATCAACATTTACTGTCACACCAGAGTATCCTGAATCTCTATTAATAGTAATCTTTCTATTTGGATCTGGTCCTTGTGTAGGCGGTTTACCTGGTCCAATAGTAATATCTGTTTGAGAACTTCCTGTAACTGGATTAATCAATCTCCAATTTAATCCATCAAATACAAACATATGTTCATGGTCTTTACCGAGCATTCCATTTACAAGAGCTTTTCCTCCATATAATATTTTGGCATTGCCGGTATTATTTACATTCATATGAGTAGGATTTTTTCTACCACCTGATCTATCTTCATTAGTAAATAATACAGATACAGTTGATCCTATTTGTCTCATGAATACAACTGGATCCATATATGTTGATCTAAGTGTTACTACTTTATTTGCTGAAGTAGATGATGTGTGACAATCACCTTTCATTACACCTATAGCATTTCTTCTAACCCATTCTGTATTTACCAATCTATGATCATTACTATCATCAGGTGGAGATACAGTTTTAGGTTCTCCTGTAAATTCTATTTGATTGTGAGCATCATCTGGCCAGTTAATAGGAGCTCTAGTAGTATCCGTTGGATGCCTATGATCAGATCTTGAAACAAATCCATCATCCGTTCCAATGAATGGAATTCCATCCATCAATGGATCAGTATTAGATATTCTAACGTGACCAAATAGATCTATAGTAGCTTTACCAAAAGTAGCTCCAGATGGAGAAGTGTGAACTTTCGGAGCTTTAGTAAGATTAAGATGTCTACCCATATTAGCTGATAATGCTGCAACTTCATTTGTAGATTCGAGATTATCTATTATATCCACTCCATGATGTTCTTTTATTAATTTTAATACATCTTCTACATCAGCCTTTTTTTGATTTAATATTCTACCCATATTTGCAGATAAAGGTCTATCTGTTTCATAGGATATTAAATTATCTATTACTATAGATTTAGCAAATTCAGTAGTAGCAATCTTAGTAGATTTATCTCCTACTGGCTGAGTAGTAGTGGTTGGATTTTCTCTTAATTTAATAGATGGAACCAATTCATTCCCTGTAACAGAATCAGGTTTAATTGTAGCTTTTACATTTCCACTATTATCTATTTCAACTCTAATATTTTCACTACTTACACCAACATAGTGAGTTATCATTCTTTTTATATCGATTCTGTGTTCTGAACCATCTGGAAGAACTAACACCAATTCATTATTGTCATCGTCAAAATATAGAGTTTTAAATATTTTTATAATCGGTATTTCTATTTCAACTTGTTGTCTATCTTTGAATGTAAATGTCATTGTACATGTTTGATCTTTCCACGTAACAGCAGTAACAAAATTTACATTTCCATAGTCATCTGTAATAGCTTTTAATTTCGTTTTTAACTCATTAACAGCTTCTCTTGTTTCATCAGACATCGGTTTATCTTTATCTGATGTATTATCTACATTACCCAATCCAATTTGTTCTTTAGTAACATTATGAGGATTATTATGATTCGTAATATGTTCCAAATATGTTTCATTAGTAACAGCACCTATTTGTTCAGGAGTCACACGATGCGGATTATTATAATTAGTAACGTGAGCATTACTCACATCACCAATTTTTTCTAATAGTAATTGTTTAAGTTTTTCCATCTCTACTGTAACAGTATTTTGTACCACATATCCATCTGTGTTATTTCCTAATTCTGTATAAGCTTTTGGAATTCCTTCAATATCTTCATATCTAACAAGACCTTTAGGTATACCACCTTTAGCTTTTATATATTCTTCAAATGCATCTCCAACAGATTTCCATTTAGAATCAAAATCAGTATCTGATGATTTTACCAATATATCATTTGCATTACCGCCTTTAGGTACTCCTTGACCATTCGCTCCGTCAAAATAGTCAACTCCCTTAACAGGAGTCTTTCCCGCTGATCCTTTTATTGTAACAGGATCAGGTGCTAATGTTTCTGTGCTTCTACTCCATGTTAGAACACCATCTGATGATACCACTGGACGCCACATTAAATCAGATGATCCACCTGAACCGCCTGATGAATTGAATAAGTTTACAAATCTTCCTTGCATCCAAACATACATTGTAGTATCTTTGAATCTTATAACCATATCACCAGGTTCCATATTAGCTGTTCCAATATTAGTCCAAACTACACCAGGCTTCTTTATATAAATATTTGCAACTTGAGTTTCATTAGTCGAGTAGTCGGTCGCAGGTTTAAGTGCAAAATAGGTTAAAGTTTCATCTGTTACTGTAGGTAATTCTTCTCCAAATTGTAATACATAATTTGGATTCCAATTCGTTTCATTATAATCAGTAAGCTCAGCTGTATTCGTTCTATCATTATAAGAAATATTTTTATAATTAAAGAATGAATCTCTAATCTTCCTAATCATATCATCAATTTCATTTCTAGAATAAGTTCCAACTTGATGTGCTGTAACAGCATGAGGATTATTCCTGTTTAATAAAAATTCATTGAATACGCTAAGGTCAACTTTATTATTCCATTTTGCTTTTTCTTCTACAGTAGTGTGGACATCTTTATTATTGATATGATCATTAAGTAAATAATTGGATGCTGCATTATTCCATCTATCTCTTTCTTCTTCACTAA